ACTGTCAGCCATATTTAATTCTTATACTAGATATGGGGGAAAGTAAACTCCCCCCATACCATTTGTTTAAAGTACCAATTAACCAATGATAGTTGTTACAGTAGCCGCTCCAGTTGCGGAACTTACTACATGCATATCAATAGTCCTTGTTCCTCCAGTTGATGCTACTACAAAAATGATGTCATTTTGCTTTAACTCATTTGTAGCATCATTGAAGTAACCACTCGATCCAGTTTGACCTGAACTTGTACCTGTTGCGTCAGTAGTAGTATAGTAGAATATACTATTTGCACCACCTGCAACCTTTTTTAGATCACTTTTTACTAATGCCATAGTTATCTCCTATTCTGTTATTTGTACTTTGATCGCACCATTATTATCAATCATAGTTGAACCTAGACTCATATAAGATGTGATTAAGTTACTGACTTTTTCAGGAATGTAGTTCACTTCAGTTCTAATTTCAGAACCCATAGCAGTACCTAATGCTGATCTGTGATAAGCATGACACTCTCTAGTTGTTCCAGAAATTGATAGACCTGAATGTGTAAACCACATAAAGCCTAGCCATCTCTTAGCTGTTAAGCCACCTGCATAAGGAAGTTGTGCTTCCCCTACATATTCCGCTCTAGAAAACTGATCTAATTGTAATAAATCAGCCCAACCAGCAGAAGATACTACAAAGTATCTTTGGCCATCATCAGGTATATCTCCTGAACCAAATGCTTCATACACTGTAAATGCTTTTGCTAGAGTTAATCCAGCAGAACCATGTGCTACATTGTTTGAGTTTGATCCAGCATCTAATACATCAATGATAGTCTGGTCAGTTTTTCTACCTAAAGCCGCCGCCGCAGATTGAGATAGGACTTGTCTTTCGTCAATGTTAGTTTTCAATTCATCTAATCGGTCTACATAGTCTGCCGCATAGAAGTCTGAAAGAGTAACATCAACAGTTGAGTGAGAGATATCCATAGTTGGAACTTGTGCATGTCTTGATTTAGACACAGCAGTACCAGTACCGACTTTTTGGAATCTCGCTTGGCTACCTTTTACATTATTTACTTGCCTTACAGTATTACGCAGTTTTGAACCCATACGCTGATAAGCCATATGAACTTCAGACTCGAACTGCTTAATAAAGGCAGTTGAAATAGATGTACTCATGTTGCCTCCTTTTTGTCGTTGTTGTTGTTATTAATTAAGCAATTATCTTTTTTGACTTAACTCGGTTTTCCATGCTGGGCCGATTTCATTCAAAATAGGTTGCATCCCATTTTTGACTACATTATGTAATCGTTTATAGAAATACAACACTTTTACATTTTTTACAAGCATAGGTTTAGAAAATTCAAACCCTTGCCATTTTAACCATCTTATACTTGTTTGATGCTCTTCAGTTATATAATTACAAAGATAATCATAGTTTTCTTCTAGGTAATGTAGCCATTTCTTATTCCTTTTAAGAAAATAAGCATAGTGTTTATCTAATAAATCTGATGCTAAAAACCAAATTGTGCCGATTTTATGATTGTTTCTAGTAGGTACAGCACCAAAGATAGCGACTACTTCTTGTTTAGATTCTGTTAATATTGTGAAAGTATGTATATTTTTTCTTCTAGTAAATCTAAATGGTTGCAATAATGCAAGTAAAGGATCAAGCCCCCACAAAGCCAATTCATATCTATCTATTGACTTTAATCTAGGGGCTAAATCGAAACAATGTTCAGGTGTAGTTTTTTCTACTATTAGTCTATTCACGATACAATCTAGCGAAAGCATCATCTACTTTTCTCACATAAGACTCATCTCTTTCTTTAGGATCAAAGTATCTTTTATCTTTCATCATAGATCGAACATCCTCTACTGTTAGAGGTCTTTCAGGTTGTGTAAAGTTTTGTGCATTAGATATAGTTTGTTTATTCATATTCATCATCTTTTCTAATGCTTCTATACCATCTACAGATTGACCAAGCGTTGAAGATATTGCTTCGTATTGTTCAGGTGTAAATTGTGAAGATGCCCAGTTATTAACTGCATTTAATCTTGCATCAGCATTTTCGCCTAGCTTTTCTTTTTCAGCATCTATATCAACTTGATTACCTACATACATATCAACATATTTATTTACTCCATCTTGGAATACTTCTTGATCGTATGCATTTTCATAACAAAAGTTTTTCCACCATTCTGTCATAGGATTGGCATTTATTATTTCTTCTGTTACTCCCTCAGGTAATTTAGGTAATTCATAACCCTCTACCTTTTCAGGTCTTTCTGCTATGGCTTCTTGTTGAAGTTCATCAACAATCTGTTCTCGTAATTCTTCTTTCTTACCACCTACATACTTTTCAAGGTTCGTATAAGACTTACCAAATTCTTCCATATTAACTTCGCCTTTATCTGTATTCCAAAACTTTTCAGGTATATATTCTGGTCTAGGACTAGGTTCAGTAGTTGTTGCTTCTTGCGTTTCATGTGAAACATTTTCCTGTGGTTGTTGTTGTACAGTTTCTTGTGTCTGTTCAACAGGTTGTGTTTGTTCTTCACTCATTGTTTTTCTCCTTTACTATGTTTTGACTTTTTCCCTTATTGACTCTACGCTGTATTAACCCAACAATATATCTTTGCCCCTCTAAATGTCTTAGAGAGTTATCAGATATTTCAGGCCCAGCTACCGACTCAATGGTAATTGATTTTAGGTATTGGAGAACTGACAATCCAATGTCAGTACTAAACAATGCTGTACAAGCACTATTTAATTTTTCTTCATCATCAGAACTTCTTTTAAAGTTATCCAAACCTATAAGGGCTTTATTTTTTTGTTCTGCTTTCATTCTTGTTATATCCTTAACATCTTTTTGATTACACTTCTAGGGTAAATATTTCTATCCCCAAATCCTATTTCGCCATTATCATTTTGATAGCTACTAAAAGAATGTACATATTTCTTAGTCTTTTTAAATATATATGCCTCAGTTTTAATTAAAGCACAATGCATATTATTAGTTTCATTGTAATCTGTAATCGTGCTATCTCCAACAATATCTTCCCAAACTATAAGATATTTGTAATACTTCTTATCTCCTACAACTATAGGTTTACTCGGTTTCTTTATACTCATCTATCAATATCTTTTTTAAAAACCATATAGCTTTTTTGATGTCTGTTGATCCACCTTTATCTCTATGGCGAATAATATATTTAATAGATGTAGCATCTGCATATGGTAAGTTTTTAACATAGTCATATGTCTGTAATTTTTTACCACAAGTACATTCTCCCTTTTGATAATAATCAGGGTTTATTTTATCTGTCATACTATTTCTCCTATCCAGTTACCATTTTTATCTAATACCATTGGAAGAAGTCTTGGTATTCCATTTAGTATTATTCCACAGCCAATAATAAATCTTGTTCTAAAGTTTTTAGCATATGAGAAAGCCATTGACTTTTGATTGATTAAACAACCTACATTCATACCAAAGAATATATCATCAGGGTTAGCCCAATAAGATATAACAAACTTTGTATGATAGTGTCCTTGTACTGCACTCATACCCATTGTCTGTGAAACTTTTAAAATGTCTGCTGATCTACCATGTGTAAAAAAACATTTTTTTCCATTACTTAATTTTAAAGTAATATCATCAATCCATTTCCATTTACGAGTTCCTAAAAAATCTCCATATGGTTTTAAGAATTGTTTTGACATTCCAAATCTTAATGCTCTTCTATAAACTAAACTACTATGATTAGAATCTACTTCAGTTACTTCAGGAAATATTCCCTCTAGTTCTTTTACATATTCTCTAGCTATATCTAATTCATGTCCTGCACTTGGCAAATCAGGATTATGTTCATGCATTGATATTGCATGGAAGTCTAATAGATCGCCTATATTAATTACAGTATCAGGTTTAAATTCTTTTTTAATTGCTTTTAAAAATTTAAAAGAATCTTTGTGATGATAGGGAATATGAAGATCACTTATTACAAGTACAGAATTATGCATGACACTTTCATTACTGCTGTGGTTCTTCCTGACTTTCCCCTTGTTGCTGTGCCATCATTTGTTGCATTTGTTGTGCCGCCTGTTGCATTTCTTCAGGCGATCTAATTAACTCTTCAGGCACTCCTAACTTCTTAGCTACAAATTTTGCCGCTTCATCTTGTTTAACTAATACATTTAATAATTGTGGCCCAACTCTAGCTTGTATCATTCCTAAAAATCTATCTAGTGTAGCAACATCTTGTTGTTGTTGTGCTTGTGCTAATGGAGATGAAGATTTAATTTTTATTTCTCTACCATTAACTACTGGTATTTTAATTCTACCTTGTTTCTTAAGAATATATATTACTCTCTGTAAAACAGGATTAACTAATTCAGCTTGTAATCTACCAAATGCCGCTCCTATTTGTCTTGATAAATCAGCCATTCTTTCTGCTACTTCTGTTGCAGACATAGGAGTTTTCTCATTAGCTACTCCTAACATTTCATTATATAATGCTTTTTTAATATTAGTTCTCATATCTCTTAATACTAAATCACTTACATTAAAATTACCTGCTGGTGCTATTGGTTGTAGTCCTGATGATCCCATTGCTTTTGGAATAATAGTACCTGGAATTAATGATATGTTATCTACATTTATAACTCCATCATCTTCTACTTGATACATTCCTGAAATAGACATTTGTGCATTTTCTAAAATTAATTCTATAACTAAGTTAGAAGTTTTAATTGCAGGTAACGCTAATTGTAATGGGCCTCTTCCATAAACTTCTCCTGCAACTTTAGACCATCTATAAATAATATATGGATTAGAACCTAAACCTTTAAATGTTTGTTGTGTTATTTCATGTTCATACATTGGTGCTATAACACAAAATATATATTCTTCTTCTTTTGTATTGCTATAATCTCTATAAACAACTTCTACAATCTCACATTCAGTTTCGCCCATCTTCTCCATATCCATTTTCATTTTTTCTGATAGAGTACCATTTGGATAAGCTATTAATAATTCTTTCATTCGGATCATTCTTTTTCTATAGATATGATCTACCTTGTCATCAAACCCTGAATCTAAAACTACTTGTGGTAATGGGATTGCTTTAAATTTAACTGGCTGTATTGCATCTCCCTCTTCTACTAAGAGTACACCAGTACCTACTGCACAATCTAAAAATGTTTCATGTACCTCTTGTGAAAAGTTTGAGTTTTGTAATATCTCAAATACATACTCAGTTACTTCATCTAATAATAAATTAACTTCTCTTTGATTTTGTTTTGGAACTTCTGAACCAGCTACAAAGTCTGCCCATCTTGCATAGTTAGGTACAATACCTGATTGTAATCTACTAGCAAACTCTTGTACACCTACTACTGCTGTTTCATCAAATATACGATCTGATCTTCTTCTACCAATAGATTCAGTATAGAAAGATTCTCTTTGTGGCAAAGCATATTCATAACATTCTTCAAATGTAGGTAGCCACAAATCTTTGATAGCTTTTGCATGATTATATCTACCAAGTAATGTTTTTACTTTTGATTCTGAATATTCTTCAGGTCTATGAGGTTTTACTTCAACTACCATTATGCCCCTAAAGTATTTTTAGACATAAGCTGAGCTGAAACTTCAAAACCTTCTCCGCCTCTTCTTCCTGTAAGAAGTGATCTTCTACCTCTTCTACCTGTAAAAGCCGCAACTCTTTCTTCAAACTGTTGGTCTTTCAGTTTTTTCTTTTCAGCCATTTCTTGACTTCTTAATCTTTTTCTTTGTTGCCTTACACTTTCCTCCTCGACTGGTGGTGGAGGTGGTGGGGGTGCTTTTGGTTTAAATGGGCCTGCACACATAATTATTTTCTCCTTTCGTAAACGCTCTTAGGTTTAACATCAAATACACTGAAGTTCCTCTTCGCAACTACAGGTTTATTAGATTTCTTTCCAATAGTCAATGCTCTTCCCTCTCCTGCTCCTAATAGTAAATATTGCAAAGCATCATGAATATGAGAAAATCTATTCTTATTTGGCTTCTCATCATATCGTTCTCCTGATACCTGAAGTCGTCTATAATGATAACCACCAGCAAAACCTCTAATTAAATTATTACATTTAGGATCAAGTAAGATACCTGACTCTCCATCTACCATTCTTGATAATACTGCATTAACTGATTCTAATCTTATTAATACATCATTAGATGGTGCTGGTCTTGCATGAATACCTTTACCTCTTAGTATTTGAAATGGTGTAGATTCATCTGTTTGTACTCTATGATCTCCAGCAGGATCGCCATATATATAAAAATCTCTTGGTAAATACTTTGCCATGTGTGCTTTCATAACATCTGAAAACTTTACTATACCCATATCTTCTGCAACTAATTCATCTATGATTACCCATCTACTACGAATACGCTGTGCAAATACACAAGCTGGTGTAAGTCCAAAGTCTATACCTACAAATATTGGTACACCCTCTGCAATAGCTACATCTCCTTTTGCTACATGAACCTCGTCATTGAATGATTCATATACAGGTTTACCATCTTCTACTTGTCCTAGTTTATTTAGTACATAAACATCAATCCAAGATTTAGTCTTACCTCGTATAATATTTTTATAATAGTTAGGTGTTAAGTTCTTTTGGTTTTCTGATTTGTTATTCATATCATAACCATCTACTTCATTTTCTTTATTCTTCATTTCTAACATAGCAGGTGGTTGATTAAAAAATTTCCAGTTATCAGGTTTGACTAACATCTTAGCTTCTTGCTTTGTAATGTAATCAGGTATTACAGTTTCTCCTGCAAGTATAGCCCACCAATGATCTGTATCAGGTGGGTTAGTATCTGCTATAACTCCATACCAACTTGGGCCACCATCTCTCATAGATGGATAACGACCAACCCTCATTGAACAAGCATCTACTATTGACTTAGGTATTTCTCTTGCTTCATTAATCCATACACCAGTAAGTTCTAATGATAGTAATTTTTTTACATCTTCAGGTCTATCAAGTGCTAAGAAGATAACTTCTAGTTCTACATCTCCTTTTGATATCTTATGAGTATAAGGTACACTCCATTGGAATCTTCCCCATTCTTCTTCAGGAAACCAATCAAGCCAAGTTTTAATTGTAGTAGTTCTTAACTGTGGGTTTGTATTTCTTATTACTGCCCATCTTGATTTTCTTATTCCATCTTCAGATGGCTTTTGTATTAATGCTCTTCTAATAATTTCTATGCAACAAGCAACAGATTTACCTGAACCTACTGGCCCACGAAGTCCTCTAAAGAAATCATTATCTTTTAAAAAATTTTTAAGAACCTGACCATCAGGTTTATAATTCAGTGATCCCATAATCTACCGCTAACTTGATTAACTTTTCTCTTGTATGTGGAGATATAGATTCAATGATTCTATCCGCTTCTTTGTCTGTTACTTTATCTGTTGGATAATGTTTCATATGATTATTCTTAACTACTATTCTTAACCTTTGCAAATCTCTCAAAGGTATTTGACTATAGATTGTCATGTTCTATATCTTTTTACTTTTCTTGCTATTGACTTTGGTTGTTTACTAAACTGTTTACCTGATGCTTTGTCTTTTCTTTTCTTTGCAGTAGTACGAGCATATTCTCTTGCAGATAAAGATTTAATTGCTTTTGCTGGTAAGTATCTTTCTCCTGTCTTAGAAGATGGTTTACCTGACTTAGTTCTCCATTTTTGCTTAGACCATTTAGATAATGATGTTTTAGATTTACCACCACCTCTATAACCACCACCTGCTTTCTTATATGCTTTTACTGCCGCTTGGGCTTTTCTTCCTGACCATTGTCCAGCCCTCGTACCATGTGATGCTTGTGCTTTTACTCTTGCAACAATTCTTTTCCATAATGATGGTTTTGTTTTTGTTGCAGTTTTACTCACGACTACTTTCCAATTTTCTTTAAAGCCATTCTATGTGCGATAGAAAATGATTTTCCTTTTTTCATTTCTTTCGTCATAAAATCCATATGTGCTTTAGTATGATGTTTCTTATGTTTCATCATAGTAGTCTTTTGTCTTTTTGTTAATTCTTTTACCATTCTTTTGTTGTAATCTGTTCTTCTGCCATTTTCAAGGCTTGTTCTTCAGAATGTCCTTTCATCATTTTAATCTCTGCGTACTGTTTTATTTGTCTTGCTCTTCGTTCTTTCTTTTCTCTAGCTTCCGCTTCCAGTATTGCTTTCGCTGTTTTCTTCCCTCTCTCTAACATTTTCGAGAGTGCTTTGTTCTTGGGGGCTTCTTTTTCTGATTTCTCTTGACTCTTCATAGTTCCTCCTTGAGTTGTTTCGACCATTGTCTTGGTCAGTTTTTGGTGTGTATCTTTGCATCATAATCCTCATATGTTACTCTTGTACCTATTGGAGTAGAAAAATTTTTAAACTCTTCTTCTGTCAAAACATTCTCCTCCAATAGTTGTGTATCTCCTAATACCCAGACTCGTACCCAATATTTAGGCACTCTTCTTTTTCTTCATCTTAGAAGCAAGTATTTTTTTCTTTAATGCAGGTGGTAAACTTTTCTGTTTGCCTTTAAGCATTGACTTACCTTTACCTGCGGACTTTTTACCATACATAACTATTTACCTTTCTTTTTTTTGTTCTTAAGACGCATTGATATATTTCTAGCTTTCTTTCTTGCGTCTGCTTTTGAGGATGCTCCCCATGCTTTTAAACTTAAAAGAAGTCTAGTTGGCTTACCATTCTTATATTCAGGGCCACGCATATTACCCATTCTAGCAAGGAAAGATGCTCTTCTTGGGTTATCTCCTGACTTAACAGGGGCTTTAAGCGTACCACCTTTGTAAGATGCACGACCTTTAGCATTGAGTCCACCTTTCGGATTCTTCCCTGCTTTCCTAGTCCATGCTGGTGTTTTGTAAGCCATGCGATTTGTTTAGCACAAAATGAACGAACCTTAAAGAGTTATATTGTGTGGGCAACACCCCTTACCATAGCAGTGCCTCGTTTTTTCGAACCCCACTGACACTGACAAGCGGTAGCCCTGTGATTTCTACGACAAGTCAATGTTGATCTTGAAATCGCCACCGACAAGGTGTTGGTGTTTCTCAGGTGCTTTGAAACCAGCTCGATCAAGGATATCTCTACTAGCTTCGAGCTGTACATACTCACTCTTAGCACCCTGAGAAAGGGCTACCAGCTTGGCACTGGCTTTTGCAGAGTTCAGCCCAAGCGATCTGTTGATCTCTTGCATCATATACGCTTGTACCTCTGGTTTTCGTAGCATCCTTGAAGCACTAACTCTACTTGAATTACCCTTGTAACCAGCGAGTTTTGATGCTTCTGTGATGGTACATCCTGTGGCTACGAGTGTATCAACAAGCGACTTCGCTTTACCACTAATCTTCGTTTCCTCAGAAGTCCGCTTTGTCATGATTGGTAGCTTGGGCATTGAACTCTATCTAACCTCTATCTAATTCTGTTTAAACCTTTCAGGTAGTATAGCGGTAGATGTATATTGTGTCAAGCTACCGACAATGACCACAATATCCTGTAGTTATCTGCTGGTGTTCATACTGCGGATAGTTTCTAACATTTTCCCCCTTTGGATGATTAAAACTTTGCCAAAGTAAACCATCCAAAAATAACGAACCGCCCATACACAAGGGATGGGCTTCAAGTATTATCTTGGCTCCCCCCCCTAAACTCTGGGGGGGATTCTCCCCCCCCAAGATAACACTGTGATCGTATTTTATGGTGGTTTCCTACCGAGTTGGCAAGTTTAATCATTAACCAAAGGAGGATAAAATGAAGAAACTTAATACCGCAGTGAACACAATCGCAGATCACTTCAAAGGATTTGCATTGTCGGAGAACCTTGACACAAATACCTATACGCCTGAGAAAGGTTGTTTAGAGAATTTAGTTAGAGGTTCAGAGATAGGTTACAATTCTGCAATGAACCTAATGCATGACATCATGGCTAGACTTCGAGGAAAAAGAAGAAGTTATGATGGTAGCGAAATCGCTGATACATCTATGCAAAAAGATGTAGATGCCATCAAGAAGCTACAAGAACAAATAATTGCTTACGAGCAGTTTATTCAAGTAGCTAAAGATGTATTCAAGGACAGAATTGGAACTGAATACAGACCAAGAGTTAAATCTCCGAATCCTGATGCAGTTAAAGATACTGCAACAGCTAAAGAGGTAGATGAACTCTTAGCAAATATGCCTACTAAAAAAGTAGCATAGTGCAAAAGCTGGTAGCGATCTTTCACAGGTCGCTACTAACTAATGATGAGAAGTACATAGCAGGAGCATACTAATGGATATCCCCTAACTATGTACTTCTTGACATTATAGAACAAACGAGTAATAATACAACTTGAAGTATGAAAGGAGATCATTATGATCGTTTATAAAGGTAAAGCAAAAGACTTTCCTGTGTTCATGAAGAACCTGAGAAAGCAA